GTGAAGGCGATTCCAGCGGCGAGCAGCACAAAGGGTGCCGCAGCGAGCAGCCAGGCGGCGCCGGCGGCGACGGCCGATGTGACGGCCTGCACCCCCAAGGCGACGTACCAGCTCACCGTGGTGGCGATCTCTGCAATGTTGGCAGCCAGGGCGACGAGCATCGCGCTGCCGAGAATCACAAGTACCGCCTTCCACGCTTTCACCATGCTCGAGACGGCGCTGGCGAGAACCTGCACAGTCTTGGCGGCGACCTTGAACGCTCCGATCAGCGCATGCGCGAAGCCCAAGACTCCCGACTTGAGCGCTTCCCGATTGGCCTTCACCCACTCGAGCGTTTCTTCGACAAACGGGGTGAGCGCCTCGATCAGTGGGCCGGCGAATTCTCGGCGCAACGACTCGCCAACGAATTTGAGGCGCTCAAGGTTTTGGGTGAACTCCGCACCCTTCTTGATCGCGTCCTCGTCCATGCCGCCGCCGAACTCGTGGAACTCCGCTGTCAGTTCGGCCAGCTTTTCTTTCCCTCCGCCGAGCGTGTTGATCATCTGGCGGCCGGCCTTACCGAAGACAGCCATGGCAGCATTCGTCTGCTCGAGGCCCTTGGGAAGTTTCTTCAGTCCGTCTGCGATGTCCCCAAGCACCTCGTCGGCCCCGCGCAGTTTGCCGTTGCTGTCAGTGACGCGTACCCCGAGCCTCGCGAAAATCTGCACGGCTTCATCGGTTCCATTCCGCGCCGCGTCCATGGTGCGCGCCAGGTGCCCGACGCTCGTTTCCATTTCCTCGAGCGAAACGCCCGACAGCTTTCCGATGTAGCCGAGTTCTTGAAGGCGATCTGTGGTGAGCCCCGTGCGTTGGCTCATTGTCTCCAGTTGGTGGGCGAACTCCCCAGTACCCAGCACGGCCTCGACGAGTTGCTTCGGGATCTCCTTGAGCGCTTCAACCAGCTTCTCGCTGGCCTTTTCCATCAGGTGCTCGAGGCCGATGGCTTCGATCCACTCGGCGTGCTCGACGCTCAGACCGAGGGAGATCAGAAGCTCGCGGATCGTTTCCATCGCTGGCTATCCTCTCATGCCTCGGCGTCTTTCGCCTTCGCCGCGTTCTCTGCGGCGCGCTGCGCCTGTCGCTGGGCTTCTTGGGTGATGTCGATCACGTCGTTCGCCGCGATGATGTCTTCGAAGCTCCAGCTGCGGTTGAGCTCTTCCAGGGTGACGACTTTCTCGACGACGACTAGACGCCAGCCGGCCCAACAGTCGGCGATGTGGTCGGGGAGGTCGAGTTCGACGGTGTGGCGGCCTGAACGCCGCTTGCGACGCGCTCGATCAGGCCTTTGAAAAAAGTGCCGTAGTTGACCCGAAGCGCCTCGACCAGCACCTTGAACACCAGGTGCGTGCGTGCCTGGAACACCTGGTCGAAGACCGGCATTAGCGGGGACTGTTGCCCGTTGACGCGCACCAGGGCGTTTTCGAGCAGCTGAGTACACAGGTACTCGACGTCATCGGGCTCAACGTGACTGAGCAGGCCCAGGAGGATTACCCCCTGCTCGAGCTCGTTCTTTGCCTTGGATAGCCCGGCGAGGCCCGCGGTGCCCTTGGCCAGCATGTTGCTCAGCTTCGTGAAGACCTTCACCCCGCGCATGCCGGGCAGGGGGCTCACGCATACCGAGAGATCTTCAAGCTGCTTCCAGACAGGTGGGTTGGCCATGCGCGCCACCCTACCCGACCGGACAAAAAAAAGCGCCCGACCACGATGATCGGGCGCTGCCCTCACCCAGAAGCGGGGGCCAGTGGTGAGGGCGTGGCCTTACGGGGCAGTGATGATGCTGCCGCCCGGGTGCACGTCGAGGTCGCCGCACGCGATCGTCCACTCGCGATCCGCCCCCTCGACGTCGAGATCGTCTTCGGCGGGGCCGTCGACCCAGGCGTTTGCGGCGAAGTGCCGCGTCGTGCCCAGCAGGTCGGTCACCGACGCCGGCGCGATGCCGGTGCCGAGCAGCTCGTCGGCCTCGAGCGCGGCGGCGAGAATGTCGTTTGAGGCGCTGGTGCGCTTGAGAGTGAACGTCATCGTTCCGCTGCGGTTGCGGTTGCGCGTGCGGCTGACTTCGCCGTCGCCGCCGACGTGCGTCTTGAAGCTTTTCTCGGCGCGCGCCACCTTCACCAGCGAGCCCTCGCCGAAACCGCTGATGATGTTCGGGCCGAAGATCACGGCAATCTGGCCAGGGTCGTATGTTTTTACGGACATGTGCGTTGCTCCCTCTTACACCGACAGCGTGCCCTGCAGGTTGGCTTTGAGGATCGCGCCGGTCAGCTTCGCAGCGAACTCGACGCCATTCAGCGTGCGGCTCGCGCGGTCACCCACCGAAATGTCGGCCATGTCTGGAAGAAAGATCGTGTAGTCGGCAGTGATGCCACGGATCGGCTTCTGGCTCGCTTGCTTGAAGACCGGCTCAATCAGCCCCTTCACGACCTGCAGGCCGAAGGCGTCGAACTCGATCTTGTCGACGTTGATCTGCCCGGTGAAATACGCCTCGGCCAGGCGGGCCTCGAACCAGTCGATGAAGCGCACCACGTCAATGAACTCGGTCGAACTGACCCGACCATCCCACGTGATGTTGATGCCGGCGGTGGGCTCGTAGAAGTTGGCCGTCTTCGCGAGAATGTTGGTCCGCTGGGTGGGGGTGTACGCACCCGCGGGCACGCCGGCGAGCGTCTTGAACGCCCACTGCTCACTGCCCGGCTGCTTCGGCAGCAGGCGGCCGAGCAGCGCGGCGTCGAGAAAGTCGCTGTTGTCGCTCGAGTACCAGACCGACACGCGCCCGTTGGCGGCGTTCTTCAGGTACTCGGCCACGTCGTCAGTGCCGCTGATGGCGGTGTTCGGCACGGTGTTGTCTTGCGTCTGCACCACGTACAGCTTCTTGTTCGCCAGCGCCCAGGCCGCCGCCTCTTTGATGATCGCCTGCGAGTTGAAGGTGGTGCAGAGGGCATACCACTCGTTGTTCTCGGCCTTGATCGCCGCGAGGTCGGTCGCGATGCCGGGGTCGGCCTGGTCTTGCACCAGCGAGATGTTGACGTCGGTGCAGCCGACCGAGGCCCACAGGCCGTTCGTCATGATGATTTTGAGCACGCTCGAGTCATCAGAGACGGTCATGCCGGTGATCGACAGCGCATCGATCGCCGCCTTGATCAGCACGATGATCTCTGTCACCGAGGCACTGCCGTCTGAGGCCACCGACAGGGCTTCTCTGCCGTTCACGACGAGCCGGTACTTCGTGAGATCCTTTGCGGTGATGGTGCCGTGCCACTGCTGGGTGGGCTTCAAGGCGCAGCGGCCGATCACCACCTTGGGCGGACAGGGGTTCTGCGAGAACATCGCGGCCGCCGCCTTGTACTCGGGCGTGGTGGTCGCGAAGTCGGCGAGCACGTCAGACGCCTTCGAGTAGGTGCGCGTGCGCTCCGTCCAAGTCGCGGTGAAGCTGGTGATCAACGGCACCCCGAAGCCGGCTTGCGATGGCGTACGAGTCGCGGCGGTGATGCTGATCGTGACGATGTCTGAAAGATCCATGGTGCCCTCTATGGCTCAAACGAGAAGTCGAAGTCTATCTCTGCGCCGCCGGCGTCGGTGAAAACGCCCGTTCCATTCACGGTTTCAATATACGGGACACTCACCGCCGCTGTCTGCATCAGGTAGAAACGGGCCTCGAGAATCGCCTGCGACTCGAAGCCGGCGTTTCGCACCCGGGGCAGCGACTGCACGCGCCCCACCTGCAGCAGCCCCAGGCCGGCGTCGTTGAGGGCGTCGCGCACGGCGGGCACCGGTGCATACGTCTGCACCAGCTCGAGCAGAGCCCGCGCGGTGCGGTTGCCGGTCTTCTGGTCGGAGAACGCCCGAAAGGTGACCATCTGCTCTTTGTCGTCGATGGCGGTGAAGGCGATCGTCCTGTCGGTATGGTTGGTCGCCCCCCGCGTGAGCTGCGCCACCCCGCGGCTCTGCGCATCGCCGATCGAGACGGTGGCCCAGATGGGCGGCGCGCTGTTGCCGTCTTGCTCGCCCAAGAAGACGTGCTGCGCATCGAGCGTGCAGGCCAGGCGCACCCACGCGAGCAGCGCCTTTTCTGCCGCCACCCAATCGGTCATCGGCATTCACCGTGCGTCACAAAGCCGTGCCAGTGCCCGCTGGCCGAGGCATCGACCGATGGCGAGAGGGTCAGCGTTTCGAATGTCACGCCGGTGCGCTGCCAGAGGAAGCCCGGGGGCACGTCGAAGGTGCGCAACTCGTGCACGTGCCAGAGCGTTTCATCCAACGACATCCGCGCCCGCGGGGGGCCGTCGACGGGGTTGGCGAACTGTGCCGCGAGGCGGACCTGCTTCTCTGGCGTTTGGAGACACATCGCGCATGGGCAAAGGAACGTGACGCCATCTTTGGTGGCGCCGATGCCGGGCACATCGAACCAGCGCGGCTCGAGGTCAGCGAGTCTCATAGGCTCTTCACCCGCTGCGCGAGGGCGACCCAGAAGCTGCCGCTTTGCTGCCAGCGCTCGACCGATTCAACCTGATAGCTCGCGCCGTTGTAGATCACCACGTCGGGCTCGGCGGTCGGCGCAACCGTCTGCAGCTGGGTCTTCGTGTAGATCGTGATCGTCTCGTTGCTGCGCAGGCCTTCGGGCAGGCGCTCGAGCTGGCGGCCGCTGGTGGGGGTGACCAGTGCGAGAATCGTCGAGGCGGTGGTCGACGGCGGCACGCGAACCCCGTCGAGGTACGTCGTTGCTCCGGTCGAGCGGTTGACCTGGTAGACGCCGGTGGCGAGCTCTTCGATCGCATCGCTGAGATCGTCGACCTCGAAGTCTTGGGGCGGAACGACGGGCACGGCTCAGAGGGATATCACGAGTCATGTGCTGCGCACTTCGTAGTCGATGCTCCCAAGCAACCGGCCGGAATCGACCAAGGGAGTGAAGTTCCCTCCGGTTCCACCGAACACGGCGGCGGCCATCTGCATCTGCTGACGGGCTTTGGCTGCCCGCTTCAATTGGCCAAGCATGCCCCCTTTGGCGTTGTTGTTCGAAAAGCGTTTTTGGAAGCGCCCTTCGATTCTTCTCAGGATAGTGCTCGAAGCCAGGCCTGGTTCGATCTTGTTGGTGATCGTATGTTTGATGTCGGCCTTCATTCGCTCGCCAACCAGTGAGAGCGCATCTGTGGCGCTGAGTTTATCGGCAGCAACGGCTCGCAACACGCGCGTCGCGAGCTTCAGCCAGCTGCCCTGTTTCGCATCGAAGGTGCTTCTCAGAAAGCTGCGTTCTGGAATGCGGCCACTCCCAAACTCATGGATCATGGCGAGTGCCGCGTTGTTGATTTCACCGTCTCGTTCGGCCGTCGATGAAAGGACGCCGCACACGACATGCCGATGACCGACCTGTTTCTTGATCTTGTCGTAGACCGACTTGAGACCAGGGCCCTTCTTGGTGAGCTTCGCGGTCACGCCACGAAGCCGCGCACGAAAGAAAAGGTGCGCTGCAGCCCCCTGAACAGCACCCCATACCGGGTCAGCGCCAAGCCGGCGGCCACCGCCTCTTTGTCGCCCATCATGTCCTGAAGCGAAGCGAAGCTCTTCGAGACGGGCCCCACCTTCACCTCGAGCACCTGGCCGGCGCTGTTCGCCACCCCACGGGTGACCTGGGCCTGTAGCGCCAGCTTGCCCAGGTGCGCAGCGAGATAGGTCGCGGCCTCTTGCGCCTTGACGTCGCCGCCCCAGGCGTCGGTATTGGAGACGCGCGACTTCGTCAGGGCGATGATTTCGCCCCACCGCGCATCGTCGAGCGCCGCCAGCTCGCCGGCGATCAGCAGCACATCAGCCTTTGTCAGGGTGTACATGCCGACAGCCTACGTCAGTGACGGTTGAGCCGTCGCGCCTGTCGTCGGCTGCCGACCTTCGCGCGGTAGCCGCTCAGCTCGCCCATCTTCTTCTGCACCCAGCCGGCGCCCGAGTCGTACACCTGGTTGTAGCCGCCGGGTCGGATCTCGAGGGGCCCCTTGCACAGGCCCAACCAATCGAACTTCACGGTGCGACTGCGCGGGGGCTCGAAGTAGGCGGGCAAGGCGAAGTTGCTGACCTCGACGCCATCGATCACGTAGGTGTCTTGCTCGACGCCGTCGCATACCTCGAGCGCCCAGAACTGCCCCAGGCGGTCTTGCGCCGCCCGGCAGGTCTCAGGGTCCGCCAGGGTCTCGAGCAGCTCGTGCGACGCGCAGCTCGACCAGCTGACGCCGTCTTGGGCGCAGAGCAAGGGGAAGACCTTCATGACGGGCAGGCCCGTCTTCGTTCGCTCGTGGTAGCCCAGCGCGCCCGGCTGGTCGGGGTGATCGAAGAGCCCCAGCACCCATTCGCCAGGCTGCGGCGCGGTGTCGACGCTGACCTGCACCCGGCAACCCCACCCGGCGGGCGCTGGAAGCCCGAACTGCTCGTTGACCTGCTGCTCGAGCGCGGCGGCCACGGTCTCAAGCTCGGCGGTCGGGTGCTTCACGGCGCTGTGGTCGATGATCACCACGCGCACTACGTCGGGGTTCTCGGCAGGCTTGTCGGTCATGGCTGGTTCTCCGGGTACTGCGAGGGTTCGGGCATGGGGGAAGGCCGGCGGCCCGCCTGCTCCCCACTTCCAGCCCCGGCGCCGATCGCGCCGTTACGGTCAACGGTCGAGGGCTTACTGTGCTTTGCCTCGGCCGTGCTGCTGTGTTTGGCCCGCCCCCGCCGCCAGTTGCCCGGGGAGCACGTCAGGCCTGGTTGGGAGATCTACTTGC